CATCATCATCTGGCAATCGACGTTGATGTCATGATGTTACCGCGCAAGATACCAAAAGAGGCAAAGCGTCAAAGCCGATGGAAGTCGCCAGCGCATTGCAATTTTGTCAGGGGCCACGCCTGTTCCGTATGCGGCAGCATGGCAGGAATTGAAGTTGCCCATATCCGCTATGGGAGCGGCACTGGCATGGGGCAGAAGCCGCACGACTGGTTTACTGTCAGCCTGTGTAAGCAATGCCACACGAACCAGCACAGCGTCGGTGAGCGCACGTTCTGGGCAACGTATAACATCAACCCGTTCGCACTGGCCGAAGCGTTTGCAAAGGCCAGCCCGAAAGCGGCAGAAATATCTGCCAAGAAGCGGGAATTGGGGTTATGACGCAGACAGTTATTTTGCGGGGTCAGCCACAGCGTGATTTGGCAAAGCAATTGATTGATAAAGCCCCCGTCGATGCGGTTGTCAAAATCAGCGAAGCCAAGCGCAGCGATGACCAGAACGCAAAAATGTGGGCTATGCTTTCAGACATCAGCCGTGCAAAGCCAGATGGTCGGCTGCACATCCCCGAAGTTTGGAAGTGCATCTTTATGGCCGCGCTTGGTCATGAAACATTATTCGAAAATGGTCTTGATAACAGGCCATTCCCGATAGGGTTCAGGACATCAAAGCTGACCAAGGCCCAGATGTCCGACCTGATTGAGTTTATCTATGCCTATGGCGCAAACAACAACGTGAAATGGAGCGAAAAATATGAGTGAACCACACAGCGAACAGCTACGCCTTTTGATTGAGCGTATTGAGCGTTTGAACGAAGAAAAGAAGGGCATTGGTGATGACATCCGCGACGTTTACAGCGAAGCCAAAGCGCATGGTTATGACACCAAAATCATTCGTGCAGTCATACGCCTTCGTGCAATGGAGGATAATGACCGCCAAGAATACCAAGCCGTCCTCGACACATATATGACCGCCCTTGGTCTTTGAAAGGAAACACCATGTCATCATTGAATAAAGTTAGCTTGCTGGGTTCACTTGGCGCAGACCCAGAAATAAAATCGTTCCAGAATGGTGGGCGGGTCTGCAATTTGCGGCTGGCAACATCCGAACGCTGGAAAGACAAAAGCACTGGCGAACAAAAAGAAACGACCGAATGGCACAGCGTGTCCATCTTTAGCGATGGCTTGGTCGGTGTTGCAGAGCGTTTTCTGACCAAGGGCAGCAAGGTCTATATCGAAGGCCAACTGAAGACCCGCAAATGGCAGGACGCCAGCGGCAACGACAAATACAGCACGGAGATTGTGTTGAACGGCCCGAAGGCGGCGCTGATTTTGCTGGGCAGCAAAGGTGAGCCACGGCAACTGGATGCGTCTGTTGACCCATCAAAGGGTGAACATAACACTTGGGATAATGACCTCGACGATGACGTTCCTTTCTAAGGGCTGCACCATGACAAAAATCACAATCAAAGAAGTCGTTGACCAATGCAGGATTTACACTTGCGACAAAAAGGTGGCGGAGGTGCTTAATTGCCCCGTCACCTTGGTCGAAGCCTGTAGGCCCATGATTTACAGCCGTGGGCATAAGCGCGATGATTTAGGGCTGAACGAAGATACTGGAAAGCATTGCCAAGTGACGTTGCGTTACAAAACGGATGCTGAAGCCATCAAAATTGCAAGCCAAAGCCTTCTTATCAAGCAACTGGAAACGGGGCATCATTGGCTATCGAACGACAGATTTTTCGATGTAGTTTCAAAGCTAAATCCCGAATTGGGTTTGCTATAATGTAATAAATGAAAAAAGTGCTTTACATATATATCAAGCGACTTTATAGCGGTGGACAGGGGCAGATGCCCCGCCATCTATAGGAGTTTTGATTATGACCATTCGTGAAATTATCCAATCGCAGCCATTGAGCGAAATCATCAGCGGCATTGCAATGGCAATCGTCCTGCCCATCGCGTTCATCGCATTGATGGTGGTGCTGCCATGAAAAAAACTCTTACAGTTGAAGAACGCCGTCAGTTTTACAAGGGGGTTACTGAAGCCCTGTGGGAACGCATAAAAACAGAAGGTTTAGATGATGACGCAGATGCTCCACATCCCGACGATTACGATGGTGGACGGTTTGATTTTTACACAACACGGGGGATTTCAAAATGACGCAGCCAAACACGACTTCTGAATTGACCATACGCACTGCCGCCCCAATGGGCCTGAAGCATCGTATCAGCCCTCAATCAGCATGGCCTTTGCGCGGTGCAGACGGAAAGACGTTTGCAGAGCGCCGCAAGGAACAGGAACAAAGCAAATGACCGCCGACAACTGGCTTTTCATATTGGTCATGGGGGTGGTTATTCTTACCGCCTATCTGACCGCAACAGCGCCAAAGATAACAGAGCAAGAACGCAAAGAAATGGAAGACGAATGGTGGGGGTAAACCCCGCCACCCGAAAGTGACGGGATTTTATCAGGTCAGCCGTTGATGATTTGCAACAGGCCAGCAGCAGTGGCGGCTATAAACGCCAGCGCAGCAGCAACCGTGGTTTTCCAGCCCAGCTTCTTTTCAGCAACATCTTCCATAGGAAGCAGCTTGCCAGTGGCCTTCTTGATGATGGCTTTTTCGGCTTCATCTTTAATGGCTTTGACGGCTTGCTTCTTCAATTGGCTTTTTAAGTCCATGTTCATTCTCCTATAACCAAGAAGCGTATTTCTTGGTTTTCAGTTTGCGGTCATCAAGGCCATGTGTTCCGCCATTGATGCGCTTTGTGAGGGCGAGGATTGCAGCATCATTGATGCCTTGGTCGCAGATGCCCCACAACTTGTTGCGGTCGAAGAACCATAGCGCACTTTCGATTGCCAGTTCGCCAGCCACAAGGTCAGGGTTGTCCATAACGTCAGGGCGTCCGATATAATCGGAAAACGCCTTGAAATTGTCATGGCCCGTCAATTGCAAAAATCCGCGACCACGAAATTTGAAACCCATGCCGCTGCTTTCAGGGCCATTGCCCATGCGGTTCGCATAAACACGGTTTGCAATCTTGGCGGGTTGACGCTCATAAGCCTTTGCTAAAGCGTCAGTCGGAAAATACTTCCCGAAGATGCCACGCAAGCCTTTCGCGCCATAGTTAAGGTTCTCACTGGTGGCTTTCCAGTTACCGCTTTCATGGGCGCACTGTGCAAAGAAATGCGCCGCACGATTGTTGTTCAGCTTGTAATAAGCTGCCGCAGCTTTCAGCGTGGCGGGGCCGAAAGCCCCGTCAGCAGGAATGCCGATTTTTTCCTGTAGTTTTATAAGGCTCATTTGCCAGCATTCCTCCAATCAGGGAAATCAAGTTCATCGACTACGCCGTCTCCGTTGCTGTCGTAGCGCAGGTCGCCGCGATACTTCTCCCACGGCTCCATGTCGTCATCATCATCGTCTTCTGGTTCATCAATGAACACAGTTGCCGCTGGGTCATCATAACGTGGCGCAGGGGCAACCATGTCAGGTGTAAGCGGCAGCGGGTCTGGTTGTGGCGCTACAGGGGCCATAGGCTCTGGTTCTGGGTCGTTGCGGTCTTCTGGGGGTGGTGGGGCCAATTCGCCCTTCATGCCCATCAGCGTGGCGTAGGAGCCAGCCACAGCGCCAACAACCGAAGTCATAACGTATGACAGTAAACCAAATACGTCTTTGTTGTCGATAATTTCATTCGATACAAACAGCCCGACAATCATCGCGCAAGTGATAGCAACAATGACAAACGCCATCGTCTTTGCAGCCATCAGCAACGCTTTAATCCGTGCTTCTAATAATTTATCTTCCATCCTTATTCCTTTCCTGCCAGCGGGTTTGCCAGCGTCTTTTGGATACGTTCCTTCGTTTCAGCTTCCAGTTCCTTGATACGGCGCTGTTGCTCTTGGTCTTGCTGACGCAACTGGTCAATTACCGCCCGTTGCATCGCCATGTTTTGTGCATCGCTACTGCGAACGCTGCTACTGACGGCATCAACAGTTTGACGGGTCGCGCCAACGCTGCTGGATATGCTGCCAGTGAGATAGTTCAACGCTTCGCTATTGCCCTTGGTCAAACGCTCAACGCTTGTGACACGTTCATCCAGCACCGAAATGCGCCCTTCAATACCAGACAGGTCGGGCGGCACATAAGCAGCGGTAACTTCCTGCATGGTCAGGAATTGCTGATACACTTGGAAACCAGCCCACAGGCCACCAAGGATTGTCGAAAAAGCCGCAAAGATAATGGCAATCTTGCCGCTGCTTAGGCCACCAATGTTGAAGCTAAAGCCGCTTTCGTCAAAGGATACCTTGGGTTCTTCTTTTTCATCATTTGTATTGGGCATCAACAATCTCCCGCCATTTGGCGTCATTGGTTTGGGTCATCCGATACATCTCAAAGTCAGCGTCACGCAGCCTTCTGTTGCGGTATATATCACGCACAGCGTAAAAGTCAGCCCTGTCAGACAATGCCACTTGTCGGTAAGCATTGAACGCAGGAACCGAACCTATTTCAGCGATGGTTTCCGATTGCCCTTCCGCCATTTCGCTTTCTGATTTTTCAGATGATGCGCTTGCTGCGACAGGCGCTGCACCAGCCCCGCCGCCAACATTGTTCAGTATTTCAAACGTGGTGGTCATCGAAACAGGGCCACCCGCCGAAATAGCAGCATCAAGCGGTGAAGAACCAACGCCAGCATTATTACCGCCACCACTTGCACCAGAAGCACCCGACCCAAAATCAACACGCATTTGAAAGTTACCAAAGCTTTGTGACGATTGTGCGTTGTTTTCAAACGCCGATGATTGGCTGGTTTGTGCAGCATCGCCAAAGGATGCGTCTTGCATAGCCCCGCCGCTTTCCTCAACCGCCATATCAAGCTGGTTTGATGCTTCCTGTTCTAACTCACCCGAAGTTTCGTCTTGGCCTTCTGTGGCGTTGTCTGTGCCGTCTGCGGCAAGCGCAGCAACTTCATCAGGGGACAGGCGTTCTTCATCAGGCCCAAGGTCTTCTAAATCACGTTCCGAAACCAGTTCTTCGATTGCGTCGGTTTCAACAACCTCATCCGCTTGTGTGGCATCATCATCTTCAACGGATGCGTTGGCTGTTTCTAATGCCTCTTGCGCGGTTTCAAGCACTTGCTCAATGTCGGCAACATCTTCAATCAACACTTCTTCTTGGGTTTCTTCCATCGCCGCCTGTTCAACGGAAGCGACAGCGGCTTCAAGCGCAGTTTCAGCCGAAGTTTCAGTCGGGTCAGGTGCGCCTACATCAATGGCAACCGAAATTGGTGGGCAGGATGGGTGCTGCGGTGTCGCGTTGCAGTCGATTGCCACTTCGTCAGGGATTGGCGACCCATAGGTCAACAGGCCCGATTGGTTTTGCAGGAATTGCGGATTGCGCCCGTAAAAAAGCGTGACGTTGTCATCCGCTGCTGGGCCAGTGATGCCAGCCGTAAAATCGCGCCCACCCGATGCAGACAAAGACCCGTAGTTGAATTGGATATTGCCGTTGTCGAACAAGGCAATTTCAAACGTATTGGAATTGTTTGTGCCGTATTCCTGCACGTTATACCAACCGAACAATGCCGCCCCATCGCTGACGCGATAGTAAGGGTTGCCAGTGAAGCTGATAAGGTCTGACCAATATGCGTAAATCGTGTTGCGCTGGGCCTGTTCAATCGGTTGACCATTGCAGCACAGATGATTGCCGCTTTGAAACGATACAAAGCCGTTGCTCGACACCCATACGTCGGTAAACGTCTGGCCCCAGTATTCAAACTCAAAGCCAAGAGCCACTTGCCGTGTGTTGTCATCGCCAAGGTTTAACGGCGTCATGGTCGTGGGAGCGCCGCTTATTTGTGGCGTCAGCAGCGTTGGGTCGTATGTTTGGGCAGACGCAGATGCGCTGACCAGCAATGCAGCCAGTAAAGATATTATGCGCTTATTCAGCGTCAGGGCGGCGGTCAGCATTTTCTTCCCAAGCCGTTGTTGCAGCCGCGCCGATTGCTCCCATGAACGGGCATGGTGTGCCAGCCATTTCCATCGCCTTAAATACGCGAGGGTCTTGGCATAAAAGGCTCACAGCAGCCACGCGCATTCCCATATCGTAAAGCGTCTTGGATAGCTTCATCCGTTCGCAGTTTTGGTCGCGCACAGTGCGACCAGCCGACAGACCAATAATTTGCGTCTGCACAGCACCCGATTGCCCTGTAGTGCAAAGGTCTTGGCTGTAGGACATCATCGACGGCGCGATGGCGCTGGGTGGTGGCGACTTGATATTCTGGTCGATAATCTGGCGATTGACGCTTTCGCTGTAACTCTTGCTGTCGGACACGTTCACGTTGTTGTTCTGATTGACGTTGTTGTTGGTGTTGTTGCTGTTCGTCGTTTGGTTAATCGTGCTGGTGTCGTTGTTCGTGTTGTTCGTGTTGACGGTGCTGTTGTTGTTGCTGTTGACCGTCTGATTGACAGTGCTGTTGCTCACATCCGTATTGAAATTGCGGTTCGTGTTATCAGATGTGCTGTTGTTGGTGTTCTGATTGATGTTTGTCATCGTGCCAGAATTGATGTTCGTATTCTGGTTGATGTTGGTCATCGTCCCAGAATTTTGATTGATGTTGGTGTTCGTCGATGTGCTGACATTGTTGTTGTTGTTCGTGTTCAGCGAAGTGCTGGTGTTCACGTTGTTGTTGGTGTTCGTCGATGTGCTGGTCGATGTGTTGTTATTGTTATTGGTATTCGTGTTCGTGCTGGTGGACGCATTGGTGTTCGTCGATGTGCTGTTCGTGGTCGTGGTATAGACGTATTCCGTCGGCGCAGTGGATGTGGCCTGTGCCAACACCATCGACGATGACGCAATTAACGCGATAAAAGCCAGCACAAATTTTTTCATGGTCGGTCAGCCTTGTTATCAAGTTTGTCTTCGATACGGCGAAGGTGCATCATCACTTCGTCAAACTTCTTGTCGATGGCTTGAAATTTCTCATCGCCAAAGCCCAGCCGTGCTTCAAGCAGCGTCAGTTTGTTGGTCAGGTTCACCCAGACAGTTATCAGCGCCCCGATAAAACTAAGGGCGGTGATGACAAAGCCAAGGATGGTGAAAAGGGTTTCCGTGTCCATTACGAACCATCCTCCGCAACAAGGCTGACAGTCCAGTAACGGGTTATGCCGCCAGAAGTGGCGTTGACTGTAAAGTCGGAAAACTTAAACCCGCCAAATGGCGTAGTTTGGACTTGGAATGTGATGCTGGTGGCTGAACCACCACTGGCAACCGAAGCCGTCCCTGTTCCAACTTCAGTCCAATTCCAAACAGCGGATACCGTGCAGTTAATTGTGATGCTGGAAGTAAGTTGCGATTGGTCACTAAGGCCAACCGCCGTCCCCGCCGTTGTGCCGCCATCTGGCGAAAACACCACGTTGGATTTGCCCCGCAAGTTGTCCATCGAAATTGTGCCAGACGGAACGCCAGCCAATGTGCGGACAGCAGTTTCGCCCAGCGAAATCGTCGCCGTTGCTGACCTGCCAAGTTCCGTATTCACTTGGCCCATAGTGATGGTTCCGGTTGGCAGTGTCATGGTTAGCCAGCTTTCTTCAGGGCTTCAATTTCAGCCTTTAATTCAGCGATTGCAGCAAATGCGACAGCGACAAGTTTTTCATAATCAACCGCCAGTGTGCCGTTTTCGCGGGTGCGAACAGCAAGCGGGAATGCCGCTTCTACGTCTTGTGCGATGACGCCGAAGTCGCTCTTGCGAATGAAATAACCATCTTCGCCGCCATTTTCCGCGATGTAAGCATCCGTCCAATCAAAGGTCTTGCCACCGATTGCTGAAGCGATGTCGCTTGCGCCTTCAATCGGCTGCACGTTTTCCTTAAACTGGATGTCGGATGTAGCATAAGCAGTCACGTTGCCAGTTGCAGAAATCGAGCCATTCACCGTCAGGCCAGCCATAGTATAGCTGTTGCCAGTGTTAAGCGCATTGGCTGTTGAAGCAGTCGTTGCTGTGGTAGCACTGGTTGCGGATGTCGCGCTGGTCGCAGAGGTTGCAGTGGTTGCCGTGGCAGCATTACCAGTAATGCTAATCCCCCAAGTGCCGCTTGCACCAGTTCCTGTGGGTGCTGGCACGTTTGTGCCAATAACTAAACCCAATGCGGTTCGTGCGTTTGCAGCCGTCGTTGAACCCGTGCCACCATTAGCCAAAGGCAGCGTTCCTGTAACCTGTGTGGACAGGCTGACATTTGATAAAGTTCCACCCAGCGTCAGCGAACCACTAGTGGTAACATTGCCGGTTAGCGTTATGCCATTGACAGAACCCGTGCCGCTTACAGAGCTAACGCTGCCGCTGCCTACGCCGACAGCAACGCCGTTTACGAACAAGCCTGTCGCGTTGACTGTGCCGACACCTTTAGGGCCACCTGTCGGTGCGCCGACTTCCAAGCCAGCAGCGGGGGATAGAGATGTGATGTCGGTATTTGCGCCAGATGCTGCCGCGCCCAAATTAGCACGACCAGCAGACGCTGTGGTTGCACCTGTCCCGCCATTGGCAACAGCTACAGTGCCGCTGACATTTCCAGCAGTGGTGGCGCTGCTGGCTGATGTCGCAGTTGCAGCATTGCCAGTGATGTTAATACCCCAAGTGCCTGTGGCATTTGTTCCAGAAACGGATGGTGCGCCCACGCTATTATAGCTTATGGTGCGTGCAGCAGAGCCGTTAAAAGTGACGCCAGAAGCAGAGCCAGAGCCGCTATTGTTAAACGTGACAGCCGCAGAAACAGCGTTGGCTGTAATACCCCAAGAGCCAGATGCGTTGCTACCATCAGCACGCGCAGTAGCGTTCCCGCCAACAGTAGCGCCATCGTGAACGCGCAAAGTGTGATTGGTGGTGTCAACAGTGACCTCACCAACAACGCCAGTGAAGCTGTTGTGTTCCGTTGCGGTTCCGCGCCGCATTTTGACTTGCTTACTCATTTATAAATCCCCAATCGTCCTGCTCTGTATATACAACGTCGATACCATTCCAATCTTCGTAACCGCTTGAAAACGAACCAACGTAATCAGCGAAGTTTTGCATAGATATGGAAAAGGAACGTGCGCTGCCGTAAAAAGCAACGGCCTTGCTCTCAAAAACCAACTCACCATCATTGCGTAATGGGGTTGGCGCGATGGTCGTGACAGTAGGCCGCGATGGGTCAACCACTTCTGGAGCCGACGGGTCTTCAACCGTGTCAATCCACTCACCGACAGTGTTTGCATCAGGGACAAAGGCCACCATGCTTGCAAGCATATCGTCGATTGCATCAGCCAAAACAGTGCCAGTTAGGGTGGTTGTGGATGGTGCGGCGTTAATGAAATGGGTAATAGCGACAGGTGCGCTGCCAGTAATTGCAGACAAGTTGCCCCATTCAAACGGGTCGAATTTGGCCGTGTTCAAATAGGTCGATATGGCGTTGCATTCGTCCGTAAAATCAATCTGGGCCTCTAAAAAATCAAGGCTTTCAGTGACAAAGTTGTTGGGGTCGCCCAATCGTGAAGGCGCAGACGGCAACGTGGTAATCGCGGGATATGGCATTAAATCAACCCCTCCACCGAAAGCGAACATTCAGATATAGATGGATTAGATAGCACAACACTGAAGTCGCGGTAATACCCTAAAACGATGGTTTCGCTGCGATTGGGGTCGCCAATGTAAACCGCTGGCGTTGAACGTATCGACGCCAAGAATTTATTGAATTGACCAACCTGCGTGGTTTCAACCGTTACGTCATAATCCGCACGCTTGCTGTAGGCTCTTGGCGTGATGGTTACGTTGCCAAAGTCATCAATCGTTTTGACCGAATAATCTTTGATGCCGACAGCCGTGCCAAAGTTCGTAACAGCCAGCGCAGACTTCTGACCGACAATCATTTCGCCACAGGTTGCCGTGCCACCGCCAGCATCAATGATAAGCTGGAAGGATGCGCCTGAATAATTCGGGATGTCGATGAAGGCCAATTCCGTTGCGCCTGTTTCTGCTATCGGCAGGAAGTAATAACTGAAATAGCTGGTCAAGCCACTGTAGTCTGTCAGGCTGATTGTTTCATCATAAACGATTGTGCCACCAGATGTGCGGACGATTAGCTGGGCAGTGGCTCCGTCAACGTCAAACAACACGACAGAATTACAAACCGTGGTAGGCGTGATGGTGACATCAATGCTACCAGAATTGGTAGTGGCAGAGCCGACGGATATGTCGAACATCTTGTATCGGTTTGTGGCGCTTACAAACAGCCACGTTGCGGGAACCGCAGCCGCGCCGATGTCCGGCCTAGCTGTAGTTGCGGATGTGACCACTTCATAAATTTTGTGGTCATAGATGCGGCGGTCACCAAGCACATAGGTTCCAGCCGTCCATGCAGGGTAATCCGTTTCAGCAACATTGCTGGTGGTTAAGGTCGCAGCCGTGACATCCGCTGGCTTAATAATAATCACTTGCGTCCTCCCTTATGTCAGGCAGACCGTCGCCATCCCATCTGTCCATCAATTCGTATGATTTGCCCGTGTTTTTGGCAACCTGATACATCGCATTATACAGCATATTGCCCATGTTGGATAGGTCGCCAGATGTTTGTTCAGCGTTTGCTGACGCAGTGTTGTTTCCATCAAACGTCAAGCCAGCGCCAGTGGTGGAAACCGTCGCATTGCTTGCTGCTTGCGCCGCCAATGTTTCGCTAAGGCTTGCTGCCAACCATGCACGGATACGGGCAACTTCAAGCGCCGATGTTGCCGAACCAAGGGTCGCTTCTTCAATTGAGCGGCTAAGTTCTGGCAGCTTGCCAAGTGCGTCAAGGTTGCCAGTGCGTGCTTGTGCGGTCAGCGTTGCAAACTGCGCCTTCAGCAATACGGACGATGACGATGCGTTGATGCCGCGCAGACGATTTATTTCGTCGATGACTGTCTGGCTGACATCCGCCAGCGTTTCCATATATTTTTGCATTGCATTTACAGCTTCTTCCGCAATTTTGGCCGCTTCAGCATCAGCCTTGGCCTTGGCTTCCGCAGCCCAAATTTGCTCTTGCAGTCCACGAAGGCTGGCGTCCATGCCTTCAAGTTCCAGAGCGCGGCGTGCAGCCAATGCTTGCACCGCAAAGCCCTGTGCTTCCAGAAGCTCAATTTCAAGTTCACGGCGCTGCTTGTTTAGCGCCGTTGCAGCTTCCAATGCCCGTGCTTGTTCTTCAGCGGCAGTTTTTGCCGCTTCAGTTGCAGCGTCACTAGCCGCCCGTGCATCTTCCGCAGCCCAAATTTGCCGTTGCAATGCGCGAAGGCTCTCATCCATTCCAGCAAGTTCAAGTTCACGCCTTGCAGCAAGTGCGCCAGTTGAATTACCAAGTGCGTCCATAAGTTGTATTTCAAGGTCTTGGCGTTGACGCGCCAGCGCCGCTTGTGCTGCTTGTGCTGTGGCAAGTTCCTGTGCGGCTTTGGCTGCATCTTGTGCCGTATGAATTTGCGTTAGCAGAGCGCGGTTGGTTGCATCAGTAGCGGCAAGTTCCAAAGCACGGCGTGCAGATAATGCGCCAGAAGAATTGCCCAAAGCTTCCATCAACTGAATTTCAAGGTTTGTGCGTTCAGTCGCAATTTTTGCCGCAGCATCTGCCGCAGCTTTCGCTGCTTGCTCCGCCGCTTCGCTTGCAGCCTTAGCGTCTTCTGCCGCCCAAATTTGCTGTTGAAGCGCACGCAAAGTTTCGTCCATTGCAGCCAATTCAAGCGCACGCCTTGCAGCCAATGCTTCAGAGGCATTGCCTTGTGCCGCCATTAACTGAATTTCAAGTTCACGCCTTTGATTGCTCAAATCAATTTGTTCACCAGCAGCGGAGGTGCTTTCAATCAATTCCACGAATGATGGGGTCAATGCAATAAGCGAACCATATAGCGCCTGACCAGCAGCCGTGGTCACATCAATGGATTGAATGAGAGCCTTAAACGCTTCCTTGGTTGCTGGCATCGCCATGCCAAGTGATTGGAATTGAGCCGTCAATCGTGCAAGTTCAATCGCGCTGCGTTCGCTGTCAGTCAAAATGTCATCATAGAATGATTGCAAGCCGCTTTGGAATGCGTCCAAACCGCCAGCCGCAGAAATCATCGCAACGGTCATATATTCAGCTTTTTGACCAGTTGCCGATATTTGCTGCTGAAGGTCGCGCAATGTCAAAACTAAATCATACAGTTCCTGACCAGTGCCAGTTGCATTGCCAATAATTTCAGCGAAGCCACCAGCGATACCCGCGCTTGCATCATTCAGCATTACAGACTGACGGATAATTTCTGCGGTTACATCGCCCTGCTTGTTCAAGATTTCCGTATAAGAAATTGCTTCAACACCAAGCTGACGCAATAATTGCTGCGCTTGCTCGACACCAGATGCGACACGGACGATGGTTTCAAAATAACCTTCACCAACTTTTTGGAAGTCATCAAGGCCAGTAATAGCAGCCCGTGCCATGCTGTCAGCAGCAGCGCCAAAAACAGCAGTCAGCTTTTCTTGGATTTCCTGACCAGTAAGGTCTTTCAAATCTATTTGGCCGATGTTGACAACAAAGCCATTTAACCGCTCTTGCACTTCATTAAGGGCCAAGCCAAGGGGGTTGGATGCTGCGCTGATAGCATCATAAAAGCCTTCCAGAATAAGCGTGAATTGACGATTAACTTCGTCGTTGGCTTCCGTTGTTTGGGTGCTGTATCTTGTGCTTGTGGTAACGCCAAGGAATTTGCCCTTCCTTTGCACATTGGTAAAGTTTTGGGCCTCAAAACCAAGCGTTACAATTTCACCCATTGTTTGTGCAACGGCACTCAACCCTTGGCCGACGATGGATGTTTTCGTTCCAAACAGTGCGTTGACCACCGAACCAACGGCGCTCAAAAGGCCACCAAAAACAGTTCCCAACACAGGTATTTTGCTTACCAAGCCACCAAGTGCTTTGTTAATATCGCCAAGTCCGCTTGTGCCAGTTTTAATGCCAGCACCGCTTGCAGATATATCGCCAGTGCGAACCAGAAGGCTTGTCAGGCCACCGATGTTGGCTTCGATGCTTTTCAGGCTTGATGCCATTTGTGCGCTGTAGCGCATTGTCAATTGGTCTATTTCAGCCAAACGCTCAATGCTCTTGGTCAGGCTTTCAGACTGCGCCGAATTGTCACCCAAAACAGTGCCAGTGCCTGTGTTGTATTTAGGTGGCGTCCGACTGCCGCCGCCAGCAAACCCAAACGATGCCATCACGCCGACCATCGCTGCAACAGCAGCAAAGCCAAGTGGCCCCAATGACGCAAACATTGACGCTGCGCCTTCAGCTATTTTTGCTGGGATACGGGCGGCAGTTCCTGCAAGTGTCGTGCCTGTTTTGGTAGCTTCAGCGGCAGCGGTCACAGCGGTTTCGGTCGCAGCACCCGCAACAACAGCACCAGTAGTTCCAGCGACCAGACCGATTTTAACAGCGGCGCTCTTTGCAGCCATAACCAATTCAAACAAACGGAATGCCTTTTCAGCGGCCTCCATCGCCTTGTAACCAGTTGTGCCTTGCTTGAAGAAGCCCTTGGCTGCGCTGACAAGGTTGGCGTATTGGTTAATTTGCAAACGGGCGTTGCGCTGTTGCGCCGCCGCACGATGGGCTTCATCCTTAAAGCCAAGCTTTACAAGGTTATCGTATTTTTCTTGACGGTCAAGAATTTGGTCAAAGATGCTAACAACGCCACCCATCGCCTTGCCCATGTCGCCAAATATGGCATCAAAGTTCATGTCGATTTTTATGTTATTGAAGTCTTCAAATGCCTTTTTGCTATCTTCAATTAGCTTTTTGCGGTCATCATCAGCCTTCTTCAAAGCGGCTTGCTCTTGGGTCAATTTGACAATCGCGTTGATTTCATTTTGCAAAGCGCCCTGCCTTGCAAGCTGAACGCGCAACCTTGCTTCCTCAATATCCATGCCAGTGGATACAAGGTAAAGTTCTTTATTAAGGTCATCAATGCGGCTTGCGTATTCGGTGCGCTTTTCTGCTTCTTTCCGCTTTTCTTCAACGTCCTTTAGCTGCTTGGTCAAATCAAGGATTGTGGTGATTTGTTCTTCGGTCGCGCCCTGACGCTTCAATTCAACCTTCAAACGCGCTTCTTCAGCGACCACGCCTTCTTTCGACAATTCGACCTGTTGCCTTAAATCGTCGATGGTTTCCTTAATGGCGATTTGCTGCTTCTGCCCTTCGCTAAGTTGCGGCTTTTTGCCACGCTTGTTGGCTTCTTTTTCTGCATCCTGCGCCAATTTAATTTCACGCTCTTTTGTCACATTCAATTGCACAAGTTCCCTTGTGTATTGCTTTGTAAATTCTGCTTGCGACAAGTTTTTGGCAAGCAAGGTTTGGCGTAATTTTAGTTCAGCCTTGTCATACCGCAATGTTGCAGCGGCAGCACCATCTGTTGCCGCTGCGGCTTCGCGCCTTGCTATCGGAATGGTTGCTTGCTTTAAGAAGTTTTTGGCAGTTACGACCTTTCCTTCTAATGCTTTTATTTCGCTTTCGATATTGTATACCGCAGAACCAAGTGCGGCCTTCATTTCTAAACCCGCTTTTGATGTTGCCTTTTGTGCAATGAACGCAGCTTTAGCCACTTCCAAATGTGAAAGTGCAAGAGTGCGATTTGCTTCAGCTTGCGTTAGCGAACCCGCCGCATTGTTGTAAGCTTGCCTTTCGGTTTCAAAACTTGTCCGGTTGGCTTTCTGCTGGGCAGCATTTAATTCATCAATTGATTTGCCAAGTTCAGCGTTGCTCATCTTTTGGAAATTGATGGCGTCGGATAAATTCAACGTGGCAGTTTCGGCTTGCTTTGTTTTGCCAAAGAATGTGCCAAGTATCATGATAGCGCCCAAGAACACAGTTCCCCACGGCCCTGCAAGGAAGCCAATCAAGCCGCTAGCGCCACCCCTCATCATGCTTAACGCTTGGACAACCTGACCGCCCTGCTGGGCAAAAATGACCATTGGGCTAGTGCCAAGCGCAAATTGCTGGGTAACGTCACCGATTTGATAGCTAAGTTGCTGCATCCCTGCGCGTTGAGCGCCAGCCGATGCGCCAACCATCCCACCGCTTGCAGCAAATGCCTGTCCCGACCTTGCGGCGCGAAGATACTCTGCGCCAGCTTCACGGATGGAATTTCGCAATGCCAGTGTCGGAGCGTTCGCGGCTGCGGTAGCGATTTCCAACTTCTTAATTTCAATGGCCGACATACCAAGGCGCTTCGTCTGCATCGTCAAATCAGCCACATATGTAGCGGCTGCTTTGTATGCCTGTTCAGTGGATTTTATCGCGTTGTTAAGTTCGCGCTGCGATGCAGTCGCCAGTTTAACAGTCGAACCAAATTTGCCCAATGCACCTTCGGCAGTGCCAGCGGCAGACTTCATTGCGTTCAGGTCGCTTGACGCAGACTTTACGTCACGGCTGTCAACTGAAATACGAAGGTTTGCTAAATCTGCCACGCGCAATATCCTGTTAGGCCCAGAGCGTTATCGCTTAATATGGGCCATAGCACAAGATTATCGTCATGTCTTGGTGTTGATGCGATTTGCCCAATCAGACATCGCTTTTGATATTTTGTCGCGCCGTTCTGGGGTCATCATTGCGGGGTCAACCCAAGGTGCTGGCGTATTTGGTTCAATGGCTTCCGATAGCATTGCAGCGTATTCGCGGGACAACTGCCTCACTGCTTTGGCTTCCCAAGGCGTCAACATCACGCACTGGTTCGCCATCCATGCAGCCAAATCGACTTCATCTATTGCGATGTTGCCACCCATGCCAATGGGCTTGGCGGGGCCAACCTCGAACAGTATTTCGACAAGGTAGGCTCCACCAAGCAGGGGAGGCATTGCATCAGACTTGGTTTCCCGTCGAGGGCGCTTTGCCTTCGACGGGATTGTATTAAGCCAAGCAGCTTGTTTTACGAATAGGGTTAGTTGCTCAATCGTTTGAGCGAAAGAAGTTTGCGCGGTCTGCGACAAACTCCGAAACCTGTTCCTTTATCCACGACCATTCGTTGTAAACTTTGCGGACGTTTTCAGGTGTGCAATCCAGCTTCTTGCCATCAAGCGTGAAACCTTCCCACGAAACAGTAAGCTTTACAAGGTCATCAATGCTGTCTTCAGCCAGCTTTTCAGCGTCAAAATCGACAGCCTTCTTGCCCTTGGAAATGCGGTTCAATGCTGCTTGCTGCTTTGCAAGTTGGATTTTGCGATAAACTTTGCTGTCCTGTCCAAGCAGGGTGATTGTCATACCCTCAATGATTTCTTCTGTTTCAGGGTGCGCGATTTGCAAAACAGCGCCGTCATCAGCTTTTACAGGCTTCAATGAATTAAGGTCAAAAGACATATTAAACTCCATCCGAATGCACCGATGTTAAATGTCTCCCCCGCCGTGGTCGGATGCAGCCACGACGGGGAAGTTTGTTTGTCGTTAGTCTACTTTAACGACGGAATTGTCGATTTCAAGCGTGACTTCAGCCATCGTGATGGCATCAGCGTTACCGACATTCGTTTTGTATGACATAACCTGTGCAGTGAAATACTGGATTTCACCAGTTACAAGCGCAACCTTGACGGATACCTGTGCATCCGAACCAGCAGGTGCTTCACCAGCGGTCTTCAATACGCCTTGGCCTGTATCTTCAAACGAAGATGCCATTGCAAGTGTAACCGAACCATAGTTCAGCGAACCACGGCGCTTTGCAACGATACCCGTGCCAAGTGGCGTGTGGGTAGCAAGCGCAGCTTCTGCGCCAAATGCTGGCAAATCGGAAAGTTCGCCACAAGCCGACCAAGTAAGGGCAGCAAAGCCAGTAGCGTCATAGGTAGCGGGGGCAGTGGCGGACACTGAAACGATAGTGCCAACCGAAGAAACAACGTCAGACATAATTTAATCTCCATGCATGGGATTTAACATTTAACACAAAAAAGCAGCCAAGTCACCTTAACGCATTTTGCGTTCTGCGCGATTGATTGCCAAGCGCACCATACCACTTGGCGCTTGCTTTGACCATTGGTCAAATTCAAGTCGATTTATGTATGGCAGATTGTTGGTTATCCAGAAGATATTGCGTGGCGCACTGGCTACAGATGTGGCTCCAGCAGCGATTGCATAAGCAGACGCGCCGCTTTCTTTTGGCGCTGCTATCCCCTTGCCAGCGTCCGAATTATACGACACTTCGCCAGATGCTGGTGCGCCAATGCTGCACTGCCAGTTCGCTCTTGCTCGACCTGTATCGACGGGCGTGTTCAAAACGATGTCAGACAATAAGTCCAAACATACCTTGCTAATAACTTGGTCGGCGTTCTTTTCGACCCGTTCAGCAAACGCTTTTATGTCCAGACTGAACGTGGTCATGCGAACGCCCGATAAGTAATGCTGACAGGGATGACAAATCGGTCACCAGACATAAAGGCTGGGTTCTGCGTTGTGCGCTGTATCGTCACTGTCACGCCGTCATAAACAAGCCTGTCACCACGCTGGAAGGCAGCGGCAACATCGTCGGCAATCGAACGTGCTGGGCCTTTGTTGGCGTCCGCAGGGGCATAGACAAGCACTTGGTAAACGCCACCAAATTCATCCGATGCTGCGCTGGAAACGCCGACAGGGATGGTGTCACCGCTCAATAAGGTTTCGCTCAAATAAATGTCGCCAGCAGGGGGAATGAATTTTGCATTCTCCCAATGTGTCGGCAATTCAAGCGTGTTCAATTGCGTGGCAAGTGCCGCGCTAATTTTGCTGTTAATCATCTAAAGCCTCCACGATTTGCACATCAATGGCGACCTTTTTACCATCATCCAGCCTGATTATATAGGCGATAACGTGGTTCTGGGTATCGTGAAGGACGCTATCCAAAATGCCAGAGTTCCATTGCGATGGAAAGAAAACCCTCTGGCCTATTGGTATCATCAATTTGACCTTAGCTGGCATATGTAAATCACATCCTCACCTGTTAGCCGAATGGGTTGCACATCCATGATGCGGTAAGTTGTGCCGTCTATGGTCGATAAGCAGCCCACAGCGGGGCGTGTGGCGATAAGTTCAAGAATAAGGCGCACATCACCCGCTTGAATGACAGTGCCGTCAATATCGCGCTTGTGGTAAGCAGCGGGATAACCCTTGCCCGTTATTGTCGTGCTTGTGTCCGTGCCGATGACCGCGCCAGTGATGGGGTCTGTTGCATCGTAAACAGGAAAGATGATGGACACCGCTTCGCCATATTTAGCAAGCAGCCGTGATGCTGTTTGCGCTTGGCTACTCATGTGCGGACAACCCGTGTTACACCGAAGCCGCTTTCCGATGACGATAGAAGGTATGGCATGACCATGCGATTGACCAAGGGATAGCGTTGCGTTGGGTCTGAATAATCTTGGTATTCAATCTCAATCACATCAATCTTTTCGCGCTTCACCTTTTGGCCTTGGTCGGCAATCAGCGTGTCGCCAGCCGAAGCCCGTAGCGCCATCTCAACGCAAGCGTTTACGACCTGTGGCGGCACAACATTGCTGGCGTAATTAAAGCCATCCACGACCACGTTATAGCGGGGCCATGACAATGCTTGCGTTTCCTTGACGCGATTGCCCTTCCAAGCATCGCGGTATGTGGCTTCCAGATAGTCGGTTGCCTTAACCAGCGATTGTTCTTTGATTGTTTGTGACAGGCTTGCCCAGCCCGTTATGCCACGGTCAGCAACATAGCCATCCGCAGCCGAAACGCTGGCATAGCTGTTAGCGTTAGAAAGCCCTGCACCTGTTTCGACCACGAATGCCATTTGTTACTCCTTGCGGCTTTTGCCAGTTTTCGCTTCTGGTTCTGCTTCTTCGGCAACAGGGGCTTCTTCAGCCACTGGCGCTTCTTCAACAGCTTCTTCAACGGCTGGTGTTTCTTCTACTGGCGCTTCTACCACTTCCACTACCTCTGGGGCAATGACGGCTTCAGCTTCAGCAGCATTTTCTTCTACATCCAATTTTTGGTGCAAAGGTGTGCCAACGGGGGCAAAAATAGCATCAATGATTTTGTAACCCTCTGCTTGCAACTTAGCCTTACGCGCTGGGTTCATTGGATGCGGTTCGTAAATGATTTTAGCCATAAAATCCTCCAAAAAGGTTGGGGGCCGCCCTTCCAACCGACGGCCCCCGCTCTGTGCTTAATTAAGCAGCAGAA